TGGAGGCTTCGTCGCCTTCAAGACGCTGGTAATGGTGTAAATGTCGAAGATATCCCGTTCCGTCTAGTACCATGTATGGTAGCTGGGATGGCGTTCTACATTGCGATGAAACGAACTGACGTTGCACCTGATCGGGTGGCGATGCTCAAGGATGAGTACGAACAGCAGTGGTTACTGGCATCACAAGAAGATAGGGAAAAAGCAGCGGATCGTTTTGTTCCTCGTCAATTGTTCTACTGATCATGCCTTCAAAGTTTGCATCAGGTAAATATTCGATTGCCGAGTGCGACAGGTGCGGGCAACGGTATAAGCTAAAAGAGTTACAGAAACAAGTCATCAAGACCAAGCTGTTTAACATCAAAGTTTGTCCTACGTGTTGGGACCCGGACCAACCTCAGTTATCTCTTGGGCTGTATCCAATTAATGATCCGCAAGCAGTTCGTGAACCTAGGCCAGATGTAAGTTACACATTATCTGGTACAGCAAATGACGGATACCCTAGCGGTGGTAGTAGAATATTCCAGTGGGGATGGAATCCAGTAGGTGGTTCAAGTTCATTTGATGCCGCGCTTACCCCGAATTGTTTGGCGATGCAAATTCAAATAGGTACAGTCACAGTTGTGACTACATAGGAGTTATGATGGCTAAGAGCGATAGTAAAGAAGACATGAAGATGGACAAAGCTCAAGACAAGGCTATGATCAAAAAAGCCTTTAAACAGCATGATGCCCAAGAACACAAGGGTGGCAAAGGCACTGACCTGAAGCTGAAAAAAGGCGGCGTTACCAGTCAGGCTGCAAAAGCAGTCGGTCGCAATATGGCTCGTGCCAATAATCAGCGAGGACGGTGATGGCTAAGTTCAGCATGAAACAAGGTGGTAAAGAGGTTGGCTCTGCCGACGTATACGCACCTCCGCATGACATGACGGGTAAAGCTGGCGTGGATTTGAGCAATAACGGATATGGCCCAAGTCCCAAACGAGCGGATGATAATGTAATTCCTGTTAGTGTTGGGCCGTTTCGTAGTAAACCGTATGCGGAACCCAAGACTTCAGGTATTAAAACCCGTGGTAACGGCTGCGCCACTAAAGGCGTAATGGCTCGGGGGCCGATGGCGTGACTTATACTGAACTTGTAACTGCTGTCTCCGATTATACGGAGAACACGTTCCCGACTGCGGACATGGATAGGTTCATTGAGCAGGCGGAACAGCGCATTTACAATACGATTCAGTTTCCGTCGCTACGCAAAAACGTAACTGGTCAGACTAGTCCTGCTAATAAGTATTTGTTTTGTCCGTCAGATTTTCTATCTTCGTATTCGTTAGCAGTTATTGAAGCAAGTGGTAGCTACTCTTACCTGCTGAACAAAGACGTTAACTTCATCCGTGAAGCGTATCCAAGTCCTGCGGACACAGCACTGCCAAAGTGCTACGCGCTGTTTGGCCCACAATCAAGTAATGCAGATGAACTGACGTTCATCCTTGGTCCGACTCCAGATGCTGTGTACACAATGGAGTTGCACTACTTCTTTTACCCACCATCGATTATCACCGCTGGGACTAGCTGGCTGGGCGATAACTTTGATACGGTATTGCTGTACGGAACGCTCGTTGAAGCTTACACCTATATGAAGGGTGAGCAGGATATGATGGCGTTGTACGATGGCAAATATAAAGAAGCACTAGCTCTTGCTAAACGTCTGGGCGATGGTCTTGAGCGTCAAGATGCTTATCGTTCTGGTCAATATCGTCAGACGGTGACCTGATGGCATTCACGGGTAACTGGACAACCAACACGTTCAAGACTGGACTACCCAGTGGGACGTTTAATTTCAACACAGGGACGACGCAGGTCTTCAAGATTGCGTTATACAGCAACGCAGCTACGTTGGACGCCACCACTACAGGTTATACTTCTACTGGAGAAGTTGTTGCTTCTGGGTACACTGCTGGGGGTCAAGTACTTGTTATTAGTCAAGTACCCACTGTAGGTGCTTCCGGCACAATTGCGTATTGGTCATTTGATAACGCTGTCTGGACCACTGCAACTACCGCACGCGGCGCGTTGATTTATTTGGCTGATGGGCTGACTAATCCAGCGATTTGCGTGTTGGACTTTGGTTCAGATAAAACTTCAACCGCCACGTTCACCGTACAGTTTCCGGCGGCTACCAACACATCAGCAATCATTAGGATCGTGTAATGCTAGTCAATACAATTCACGGCAAAATGGATGACTCCCTCCTAGTCAAAAAAGAAGGTTCAGTAGATAACGATAACGAGTTTACTACGTGGGTTGAGTACTGGCTTGATGATAAGTTGGTTCACCGCTCTGCGCATGTCACATTAAAAACCTCACTGTTTACACAGCTTGAGGCTGCGGAAATAGGATAAGTCATGGCAAATACTCAGTCCCTCTGCACATCGTTCCTTGGGGAATTGATGACTGCGACCCATAATTTTGGGGCGTCCCCTATTCGTGCGGCTTCCACCGCTGATACTTTTAAAGCTTCGCTGTATATCACGACAGCGACGATGAACGCCAGCATAACCGCATACACCGCGACAAACGAAGTCAACGGCACTAACTATACGGCGGGTGGCGTAACAATCACAAACGGCAATATTCCCAACGCCACGAACAGTTCTGCTACAGCCGGTGTAGCGTACTGGACCCCATCAGCGTCTATTGTGTATACAAACGTAACGCTAAGTACATCTTTTGATAGCGTGTTGATTTACAATTCTACGCAGAGTAATAAAGCCGTTGCGGTTTATACGTTTACGGCGCAGGTAATTTCGGCTGGTGACTTTTCTTTGACGATGCCCACTAATAGCACGACGACTGCACTTGTTCGACTTTCAACCACTTGAGGTGATTTGTGTCCGGCTGGGGTTCAGGTGCTTGGAGTGATAGTGGATGGGGCGGAATTGTTGCACAAACAATATCCGGTTCTGTTGCTTCTGGTAATACTGGAACAGTAAGGACTGGTAGAGCTAAGAGCATCACGGGCGCAGTCGCATCTGGTAGTGCTGGGACTTTACGCGCTAAAATATCGGTTAGTTTAACGGGGAGCGAAGCTACGGGGGCAAATAATTCGTTTGGGTACGCATACTGGACGAAGATTGATACTAGCCAGACCCCGAACTGGACCCCCATAATTTCGATCTAAGGACTTGTAATGGCAACTTCGTATACGACGCTTCTGGGGCTTGCCCTCCCTGCTACGGGGGAGTTGTCAGGTACTTGGGGCGATACAGTCAACAACTACATCTCTAACTATATTGATGCAGCGGTTGCGGGCACACAAACAATCACTGCTGATACTACGCTTACCAAGACTACAGGCTCAAGCTTAGGGTCTACATCATCTCAGTACATGGTGCTGTTGTGTAGCCCAGCGTCAGCCAATATCACTGTCACGGCCCCAGCAGCTAGTAAAACCTACGTTGTTATCAATACGTCAGCGACGTACACGGTCACTATCCGGGGTGCTGGCCCGACGACTGGGGTAACAATTGCTACTAGTGACAAAGCCCTTGTGGCTTGGAATGGCTCCGACTTTGTTCGGGTAGGCGCTTCGGCTGGTGGATCAAACACACAAGTTCAATACAACAGTTCTGGCAATTTGGCCGGTTCTGCAAACCTGACTTTCAACGGCACGACATTAACAGCAAACACACTAAGTGTAACCAACGCCCTTGGAGTGGCATCCGGCGGTACGGGCGCGGCTACGTTAACTGCAAATAACGTGTTGCTTGGGAATGGTGTAGCCGCAGTTCAAGCTGTAGCCCCCGGTACAAATGGCAACGTATTAACGTCTAACGGTACTACTTGGGTATCTTCAGCGGCTGCGGCTTCTGGTGTATCTCAAGCAAAAGCTACAATGATTTCTTTGGTTTTCGGCGCAATTTAAGGAACCGTCATGGCAAACCCAAATCTTCTTGCCGCAACGACGGCATCCGGCACTACCACTTACTACACACCTACTGGAACGTCGGCGGTTGTGTTGCTTCCCAACGCGGCATCATCTGGGCAGGTCTTTAAGATTAACCAGATTGTTGCAGCTAACGTTAATGGCTCGTCTGCTGTAAACGCCACGGTAAGCATCTATACCAACGGCGCTGTAGCACAGGGTTCTGCGCCATCAGGCGGAACGGCGTATCCAATTGCTTCGACCATCTCGG